GCGGAAAAAGACGTTGTTGGTGCCGTTGGCGCGGGTGCGGTACAGCACCACGCCGGCCACGCTGCGCGGGCTGAAGCGCCGTCCCAGCGGCGAGCGGGTGACAGTGACCCAGAAGAAGTCACCGGCCGCCACGGTGAGGGTGAAGGGGGCGGACGGCGCGCTGCGCTCGATTTCCCCCTGCGCGTTGACCCACTCGTAGCAGGCAACCCACGAGTAGACGCCGGCACTCAGGCCGCCCGCCGCGTTGCCGGCGAGGACGACGGACTTGATTTCGGGCGTGACGTGGAAGCCCGCCTCCACCAGGCCGTTGCCGTCGTAGTACGTGGGGCAGGCGCCCGCGTAGTACGTGCCGCCCTCCAGCTCCAGCCGCGACAGGGTGCCGGGCTGGACGAAGGACAGGCGCACCAGGGACAGGCCCACGGGCGTCAGGTCCTGCGCCACGCTGGCCCGCGTCGCGCTGAAGGACTTGCCGCGCTCCGGGTACACCAGGCCCACCGTGGTGGCGTCAATGCGCACCGGACGCGGCAGGCGTCCTTCCTCGGGCCCGTAGCCCGTCACCAGGGGCAGCACGCGCGCCAGCACGGTGCCCGGGTTGTCGTACTCCACCACGAAGCCGGTGGGCTGGAGCACCGCGTGCCCCGGGTAGGTGCCGGTGCTGTAGTAGGCCGCCGGCACGTAGAGCTTCCCGTCCTGCGCGAAGAGGTCTCCCGCGAGGCGCAGCCGGTACGCCCACCGCGTGGCCGTGGCGGTGACGCCGGCCGCCGTGAAGGTGGCCTTCTCCACGTAGGTGCTGCTGTTCTGCACCAGCACCCGCCACGTCACCCCGCCGTCGAGGCTGCCCACCGCGTAGCAGTCCACCGCGGAGGCGGCCGTGCCCAACGAGAGGTTGGAGAGGACGGGCGCCAGCGTGGAGCCATGGACGGACAGCAGCGTGCTGCCGGTGGCCGTGGCCTTGTAGAGGCACCCGTACTGCCCCGAGGCGAAGCTCACCAGGGCCACCCGGCCCGCGCCGCCGTTGGTGCCCACCGTGGTGGAGCCGATGGTGACGGCGCCTACGGAGCTCAACACCACCATGCGCGCCTGGGGCGGCACCGCGCTGTCGGTGTAGAGGACGCCCACCGTGCCGTCCGGGTTAGCCACTGCGTCGAAGTTGAAGAGGCCCACGCCGCTGATGACGTTGCCGATGTTGGGCCCGGTGCCCGGGTAGGTGATGGTGCCGGGGTTGCTGCTGCTCCACAGCGCACGGCGGATGAAGCTGGCGATGCCGGTGAACTCCAGCCACAGAATGAGGACGTTGCCCCCGCCCACGTCCAGCAGCCGGGGCTGGGGCGTCTGGATGGCCGTCCCGGGCCCGCCGAGCGCCCGCTTCGCCAGCACCACCGTGCCCGTGGCGTTGTCCACCACCTGCAGCGTGGCCGTGCGCGCGGAGCCGGTGCCGGGCGCGTCCGCGAATGCATACAGCGTGTACGCGCCCACGCGGAGCACGTCGCACTCCGTCTGCGTGTTGAGGTCGCGCACCACCTGCGTGCGCTCCACGGCCGCCGGGGTGGTGCTGCCCACCGACGTCCACGTGGAGCTGGAGGCCATGAGGGCCTGGACGCTGGTGGACGTGCTGCGCAGCAGGGTGTTGCGGAAGGCCGCCAGGGCGCGGGCCTCCGTGAGGCTGCCCCCGCCGCTCACCGCGTCCACCTCGGGCAGTGAGCCGTCCCGCCGGGCGATGGTGCCCCCACGGAAGACGGCATTCTCCAGGTCCAGGAGCTGCCCGGGCACCACCAGCTTGCGGTCGGTGCGCGTCTCCAGGCCACCCGTCAGCCTCACGTCCACGTCCTGCCGAATCAGCGTCATGGGGCCCGCCTCACTTTCCCGCCAGCCAGAAGGCCAGCTCGTACGTGACGCCGGGGGCGAGGCCGTCCACGCGTCGAATGCGCAGGGCCCGGCCGGTGCCCACGGGCACCACCGTCCACGCCACCCGCACCCCGGACACCCCGGGCGTGTTCTCCGTCACCAGCGCGTCACTGCCCGCCTCGCGCGCGCCCAGCACCTCGACGGTGTCCACCGTGCCAGGGAAGTCGTTGGGCAGCGGCACGTCCACGGGCGCCGCCCAGTCGGAGAGGGGCGCGGCCGTCTCGTAGTCCACGCCTTCCAGGGAGAGCAGCCCCACGTCTCCAAAGCCATACGTCAACGTGGCGTTGGCCAGCGTCTCCACGAGGCCGTGGGCGCCGTTGCCGTCCACCGTGTGCCGGGCCTGCCATGTCGGCTTGGGAAGGGCCGTCGCAATCACCGTCCCGAAGGGAGGCGCGGGAATGCCGCCGTGACTCAGGATGCCCTGGAGGCGCACGCGCACCGTGGAGCCGGCGAGGTAGTCCATCCACGCCGGGGTGGGGAAGCTGCCGCTGGGGTACTGGACGAAGGGGGGCACCAGCGTCAACGGCACCCACGGGGAGGGTGCCGTCAGCCGGGCGGTGAGCAGGCGGCCCCGGAAGTGCTCGCCGCGCACCAGGCCGCCCACCAGGACGGACTCGCGCAGCCGGTCGAACACGTCCCCCGCGTTGCTTTCCAGGCGCAGCAGCGCCCGGGCCATGGCGCGCAGGGAATCCAGCGCGGGCCCGGGGGCAATGCCTTCCTGGACGAGGGTGCGCTCGTCTGGCTTCAGCCTCGCGAAGCGCGGGGGCAGCATGTCACCACTCTTCCGACGTGCTCCGCGTGTCGCGGAAGACGAAGGCCTCGCCCGCGTCGCGCTGGGGTGCCGCCTGCTGAATGCGCTGCTCCTGGAGGGCCAGCAGCTTCTCCAGGCCGCTGGTGTCCATCTCCGCCTTTACCTTGCACTTCATCGCCGCGTGGAGCACCACCCACTCCTCCCACCCGAGGAAGTCGACGGTGTCCGCGTCGGCCACCAGGGGGGGCAGGGCGGGGATGTAGCGCAGCTCGCCCTGCACCGCCGACGGGTAGCCCGGGAAGAGCTGGAGGGTGCCCAGGCCGCGCAGGTGGTAGCGCACGTCCTCGGGGCGGCCGGAGGACTCGTTGCGGTAACGGTTGCGCTCCGCATGGCTGTACGGCTTGAGGCCGTGCCACTTCCCGTCACTGCCCGGCACGTCCACCGCGAGCAGCTTGTAAAAGTCGCTGGGGAGGGCCACCGACGTCCCGGTGAGCGTCAGGGCCGCCGTGGTGACGTAGTAGTCCTCCCACAGCGTCACCAGCTTGTCGTAGAGGTGCCCTGCTGAGTCGTTGAGGAAGTCGCGGGCCTCGTCCGGGCTGATGAAGGCCGAGTCGTCCAGGTCCGCGTGGCGCAGCATCCTGGCGCGAAGGGTGTCCAGCCGCACGGTGGCCATGGGTTACGCCTCGTCCATCATGCGGCACATGTCCACGTAGCTGCGCAGCGACTCGCGGAAGCCCTCGCGGTCGTCCGCCTGCATTGCGTCGAAGAGCTCATCGGCCACGGCCGCGAGCTGGGCGTCCGCGTCCATCTCCTCGGACTCCTCGCCCTCGCCCGGCGTCTCCTCGTCCTTCTTCTTCTCCGGCTTCGGGCCGGCGAGCAGCAGGCCCGCGAGCAGCTCGTTGTCCGGCTCGTGCTTCCCCTTCGACATGGCGTCACCCTCGGTGCTGAAGGCCCCCGCCGGTGAGGACAGGGGCCGGAAGGACTACAGGCGTGCGCGGGACGTGGTGCCCGCGCTCGCGGACTACGGCATGAGGATGACGCCGTTCTGGTCCGGGGCCTCGCACAGCAGGTTGCCGTAGAGCTTCACGCGCATCTCGCGGGCGTCGTCGTTTTCGACGACGCGCAGCTCGCCCGCGTCCGTCTTCTCCAGGAAGGGGGCCTCGCCCAGGGAGCGCAGCTCCCAGGTGTCCAGGCGCACCGGGTAGACGCGGCCGGGCTTGATGTCCGGGTCCGGCACCAGGCGCACCGGGCCCGACTGCGTGTCCACCACGATGGTGCCCACGGAGATGACCACCTCGCGCGTCTGGGCGCCCTCGCCCACCTTGACGCGGGCCTCCACCTTCTCCCGCTGGTACTGGCTCTTGCCCTCCACGGCCTTCAGCACCTTGCCCCACTCGGCGGTGCCCATGAAAGCGTGGTCGGGGTTGCACCCGTCGCCGGCCATCTGGTTGAGGCCGTCGATGATGGCGGACATGGTGTCGGCCGCGCCCGTCTGGTCCACGAGGAAGCCGGCCAGCTTCTCCCGGTCCACGCTGCGGTCCAGGCCCAGGAAGTTCTCGCCCGGGGTGGGCGCCACGTCCGGAATCCACCCGTCGAGGCCCACCAGCTTGGAGCCGTAGTCGCCCTCGATAAAAAGATAATCGTTCGCCTGGGGCGCCCAGCTCCCCTCGGCCGTGTAGGTGATGAGGCCCGTGCTCGAGCGCTTCGTGATGAGCCCGCGCCCGGCACGCATGGTGCCTGCGCTGCCCACCCGCGTGGGGTTGGCCACGAGGTACTTGCCCACCTCGAAGTTGCGCCGGTCGGTGGCGTTGGAGAGCTGGAGTGCGCCGCCGGAGGGAGCGCCGTTGATACGGCCGATGGCACCGGAGCCGTCACCCGCGAGCGCCTGGGACAGCGAGCGGTTCATGTCGTAAATTGCGGTGTCCATCTCCTTTTTCACCGCCGACACGATGCTGTCCGCGTCACCCGCGCTGGCGCGAATCACCTCGTCCTTGATGCGGCAGACCTTGTAATCGCTGACGCGCTCCACCATGAAGGACTTGTGCTTGGACGGGCTGGAGTTGCCCTGCGCCGTGGAGAACGACGCGGAACGGCCACCGCCGCTCGCATAGTTGACCGTGACCTGCTTGGGGCCTCCGGTCCATTTGGTGTACTTGGGCACCATGGCGAGGAAGTGCGTCCCGCGCAGGGCGTACACCGCGTAGTGGATGTCGTTGGGGTAGATGGTGTGCAGGATTTCCTTGAATCCCGCGGCGTCGAGGGCAACAGGGGGCATTGTGTGGGGGCTCCAGCGTCAGGGCATTACGCCTGACCGCTCCAGCGCCGACGGAGGAGGTCCGCTGCCAGCTCCCTTCGCTGGGCCTCAGAGAGGTCCGCGGGGTTGACGGCGCGCGAGTGACCGACGGCTTGAGAGGTAATGGTCCGTGGTGGGACCGCCGGGCCGCTGCTCGTGCCCGTGGGCGCTGCCTTCGGACTACCAGACTGCATGGTGCCAGCTTCCGGCTCGGGCGGCAAGAAAGCCCGGCGATTGGCCTCCAGCGCTTTCTGCACGTGCTCCGCCGCGACCTTGAAGGGCAGCACCTCGCCGTTGCGCTGCGCGTACGTCGCCGCGTACTTCTTCGCCAACTCGAGGCCGTTGGGCAGGCCCTCGGGGGCGTAGCCCAGCAGCAGCGCGAAGGTGTCTCCCGCCTCGCGCACCTCCTTCTCTCCGGCCTCGAAGTAGGCGGCCACCTGCTGACGGCTGCGCTCCGCCTGCAGGGCCTTCTCCGCCTCCTCGCGAGTCTTATCCAGCTCGCCCAGTTTTGCCTTCACCCCGTCCAGCTCGGCCTTCAGCGCCGGGTCCACGACCGGGGCGGCCGGCTTGCCGGTGAGAATCATGTCCGTGAGCTTGTCGTAGGACAGGCCCACCTTCTCCAAGTACGCGAGCGGGTCCGTCTGGCGCAGGGTGTCCAGCGCCTTCATCTCCGCTTCCTTCGCGTCGAGGGCCTTCTGCCGCTCGGTGAGCTGCGCCTCGAGGCCCCGGGCCTTTTTCTCCTGCGCCAGGGCCGACGCGAATGTTTTCCCCGCTCGCAAAGCAGGGGCGGGGGGCGTGCCTTGCGCGGGGGCAGCGGTGCCCGGGGCAGCAAGGGCCGGGGGCGTGACTGTCGTGGCCGGAGCGGCGCCAGGGGCCGGAGCGGGTGCGGCCGGCGCGGCCGTGCCACCGGAGGGGAATGAGGGGCTGGACGGCGAGGCAACGGGAGGAGGGCTCATGTTGGGTGCTTCCTTGAGACATCGGGTGAACTACGGACGGCGCTCCCTGTCAGGAGCAACCGGGGCGTCGACGGGGTGGGCGAGTGGCCGCCTTGCTGAAGCCCACCAGCTTCATGCGGCCACCGGAGCGGAGCCCCCGGGCGCGGCTTCGGGGCCAAGAGGCGTACCCTCCGGGCCACCGGGGGCGGGCTGCTGTGCCATGAGGGCACGGGCCTGCTCCATCCAGAGTTGAAAGAGCTCCAGCCGCTCCGGCGGGGCACCCGCGAGGCGGGCCCGCGAATACTCGGCGGACATGCGCTTGATTCCGTACTGCAGGTCGTCAAAGGGCTCGGGGCTGCGGAACACCTCCGCCATGTCGAAGTCGCCCGTGTCGCCGTCGAGGAAGCGCTCACACAGGGCGTCCACCACGTCGCGGGCCGCGCTCACCAGGTCGGTGTGCGCGCGCAGGTCCGGCATGTCCATGAGGCGCCGGTAGTCGGTGGTGTCAATGGCCCCGTCCTCCAGCAGCTCGCGCACCGCCTGCCGCCGGGCCGCCGGGTGCATGGGCAGCGCGTTGGAGGTGTCCATCTTGAGCTGGAAGTGCTCTTCATCCAGCTTCGCGTCGCGCCACTGCATCCGCACGAAGCCGGCGCGGCGCTGCACGGTGGCCGTGAGGGGCTGCCCGTCGGCCTCCGCCTTCGCGGCGAGGTCCAGCACCAGCCGCGCGCACTGCACGTAGAGCTGCTCGTACCCCTGCGCCACGAGGCTGAAGCGGTCCGTCTGGATGTCCATGCGCTCGCGCAGGGCCACCGCGGAGTTGATGCCCGCCTCCTTCTGGCCGGTGGCCCACGTCTGGGAGACGCCCACCTGCTCGAGGCCATCGGAGATGACGTCGCGGTAGAAGCGGAACAGCTCCGGGTTCACCACGTTGCCGGACAGCACCTCGGGCTTTTGGCTGCCCCGCCACACCAGGCCCGGCTCGTTGTTGCCGAACTTGTCGAGGTTGAAGCGCGCCCCGTCTGGCAGCCAGTAACGCGACACGGACATGGTGCGGATGGTGTCGGAGATGTTGCGCAGCACGCCGTTGAGGGCCCGCTGGTGCGCGCGCAGCACGTCCACGATGCCGGAGCCGTAGAAGCCCAGGGAGGGCTGGCAGTAGCGAACGAAGGCGAAGGGGAAGCGGGGTAGCGTCCACAGCTCGTCCAGCAGGTCCACGTGGGTGAGGCACACCGCGTGCCGGCCGCCCTGGCCTTCCGGGCCCGAGGGCAGGCGCCACACCTCGGTGGCCTCCACCATGTCGCCCAGCGTGTCCCGGAGGAGGAGGTGCTGCCCGGGTGTGGAGATGCCCGCCGCGTCCACCTGCTGGTGAAGCCGGCGCTTCTCCTCCTTCGTCGACTTCGGGTGCCATGCGTCCACCCACTCGTGGGCCACGTCGCGGGCCACCAGCCGGGTGTGCATGAGGGTGCGGGGCGTGCCGTAGATAGCTTCCACCGGGTCAATCCGGATTTCCTCCGGCGGGACGCGCTCGAAGCGGATGCGCCGCCCCTCCACGTAGCCCTTGAGGACGCCCAGGTCGCCCAGCAGCGAGTCGCGGAAGGACACCTGCCCGAGCTGGTAGAGGCCCACGTCGTGGAAGACGCCGTAAACGAAGTCGTCCAGGCGCTTGGCCCGGCGCTGCTGGCTCCACGTGCCGCCGTCCGTGGTGAAGGTGGCCTTGGGCTTCGCCTGGGAGATGCGCGCGGCGAGGCTGTCGGCCGCCACCCGCACCAGGTTGTAGGTGAGGGCCCCGCGCTGCACCACCGGGGAGATGCTGGGGAAGGCCGTGGCGGCCGTGGACGAGTGCCCGGCGAAGTACGAGGAGACGCGGTCGCCGTACAGCCAGCGGCCCTCGTAGATGCTGTCACGGCGGGCGGAGTGGTACGAGGCGAAGCGCAGGGCGAGGGCCCCGAGGTGGGCGTACACCATGCCCTCCTCGGCCTGCCACCACGCTCCCTGCTGGTTGAGTATCTGGTTCAAGACGTCTCCTGAAGATTCAGCGCAGGTGGCTGTAAAGCGGGTCGTTGGGGTCCACCCGGCCGCGCAGCGCGTCGGGGATGGGGGCGCCGTCCATCGTCACCGCCGCGTCGGGAGGGACGGTGGCGGCCGGCGCGGGCTCACCGGCCTTCGGAGGGGCCTCGGGCGCGGCCGTGCCTGGGAGCTGGTAGCCCTCGGGCTCCGGGTCCATGAGCATGTGCAGCTCGCCCACCTTCAGCTCCCGCACGCCGTGCCGGCGCATGAGCACCGCGAAGGCTTCTACGTCCTGGGCTGTCATTCCCATTCGCTCTCCGACTCCTGCGCGCGCACGCGCGCCTCCATGGCTGCGATGGCCTCCGCCTCTTGACGGGCGTGGCGCTCCGCGTCCGACTCGCGGCGAGCCGGGGCGTCCTCACGGCCCACGAAGCGCATGGCCTCGCGGAAGCTGTAGAGGGCCGAGTCGGCCGCGTGGTTCTTCTGGCCCGGCTCTTCCTCGGGAGGCTTGCCCGGGGGCGTCGTCTTTGATTTGCGCAGGGTGGCCCAGTCGCGCGCCGTGGCCCCTCCCTTCAGCCCCAGGGAGGGCACCGCGTCGGCCAGCACCTTCACCCGGCCCTCGCGCAGCTCCGCGTTGAGGGTGGCCACCGCCGCCGCTTTGCGCGTCTTCTCAGCGGGCGTCACCGGCAGCCCGTGGACGTCGCGCCAGGCGTCGCACACGCCCTTGCCCAGGCCTCCCTCGTCCACCACGAAACCAGCCAGGCCGAGCGGCTGGTAGCGCGCCACCACGTCGGCCACGTGCTCGCGCCACTGCGCCTCGTGGAGGCCGGCTTTGCTGAAGGACTCGCGCTCGTAGACGGTGGGGTGCGTGTGTGAGACGGCCCACACGTGATAGGCGAAGTCGTCCCCGGTGCCCAGGTCCGCGCCAGCTACGTGCACCCAGGTGTGGCCCGGGGGCAGGGCGCCGGAGTAGACGTTGCGCCGGGCGTCGAAGGCGTAGAAGAGCGCGCCCGAGTCGTTGACCCACCGTCCGAACCACTCGCGCACCGTGGTGGGGTCGCCCGCCGCCAGGGCCTCCGCCTTCTTCCGGCCCTCGGCGGTGGCCAGCAGCGCCAGCACCTCCGCCTCGGTGACGCCCGGGGCGGCCCGGACGATTCTCGGGGCAATCTCCAGGGCGATGTTCTGCGCCACGTGCGGGTTGTCCAGCGCGCTCCACGAGTAGAGGGCCCACTCCTGGTTGCGTTGGAGGGCCGAGTCCGGGGTCTCGTTGCGGGTGAGCTCGTACCAGAGGCCGGCGCACACGTCGCCCACGGTGCCGCACAGGAACCACTGGCCGCCGATGTCCGCCAGGGCGGGCCCCAGGTGCTGGTCGACCAACTCGCGCAGCAGCTCGCCGGGGAAGTTTTGCGCCTCGTCCACCACCACGCGGGACACCTTGTCGCCGCGGTACTTGCGAATCTCCCTCGCGTCGTCCGCGCCGCGCACGCGAATCTCGGTGCGGGTGCGCGGGTGCGTGAAGGTCCGGCGGTTGGCGTTGGCCTCCCAGCCGAGCGCGTACGTCTCGTTGATGGCCTGGAGGTTGATGTCCGGGCCCATGACGGTTTCCCACGCGCGGGTTCCGCCGTCCGGGTGCAGGTAGTAGACGACGGTGCCCGGGTGCTTCTCTCCGCCCTCGAAGAGCAGGGCGGGGATGGTCTTCGACTTGCCGGCGCGGCGGGTACACGGCACGGCATTCTTCCGGTAGGGGCTGGCGAGGACGTCACGCTGCATGGAGAAGAGCGTGCCCACGTACTCGTGGAAGCGCGGGGGCACGGAGGGGCCCACCTGCTGGGACGGGCTGAGACGCCCCAGCAGCTCCACGGCCAGTGCTCGCGCGCCCGTCGCCAGCTCCACCGCCTCAGTCCCCCTTCTTCTTCCGGGTGGCCTTCTTCGCGGCCGGGGCACGCTTCGGGGCCGGTTGCGCCGGCGCGGCCTTCGCCTCGGGCGCGGGTGGGGTGGGCGGGCCCATGAAGGTGCCGCGCGTGGCGAGCACCTGGGGCAGCCACAGCTCGCCCTTCGCGCCGTGCTCCCAGACGCCGTCCGGGGTGAGCGTGTCGCCCACGGTCTCCGCCGCCATGCGCATGAAGTCGAAGGCCAGCCCGTAGCCGTGCGGGTGGATGAAGTGCCGGAGGCCGATGGCCACCGACTCACGCATGGAATGGTCCACGGTGAAGCCCCGGGCCTCACACCTGGCCTTCTCCTCCGCGAGGAATGCGGCGAACTTCTCCACCGTCACCAGCTCGCGCGGGTCCTGCGGTGCCTCGGGCGCGGCCTCGTCCCCGAAGGGCACCGCGTCACCACCGGGCGCGGCCACGCCTTCCACGGGGGCGGACGTGTCGAGCTGCTCGGCCACCTCCACCGGCAGCGCCGGGGCCTCCACCGGGGCCGGGGCGTGCGCGCCACCCTTCACCAGCTCCGCCGGCAGCAGCGAGGCGTCCGGCTCGTAGGTGAGGCGGCGCACGCTGCCCGCGGACAGGTGCAGGCCTTCGAGGACGGGCTGCCCGTCCTTCCGGTAGGCCAGCAGCAGCAGACTGCCCTCGGTGAAAAGAGACAGCTCCGGACCCGAGGTGGCCACCTCCACCATGCCGAGCGGGCCGGCGCGGGTGTGGCTGGTGAACTGGACGGAGAGGACTCGGCGGGGGGACGTCATTCGGCAGCCTCCGGCGCGTAGCGCGCGGTGTAGCGGGCAGCGAGGAGTGCACCCGCCCGCGTGTGGTGGGTGTAGCGGCAGCCCCGGGCACGGGCCGTGTCCAGCAGCAGCGAGGCGAGGCCGTGGCGTCGGAAGGTGCCGCCCTCGCCCTTCTTCACGTAGACGTAGTGGAGAACTCTTGCGTCCTCGGTGCCCTCGAAGGCCACCCACCCCACGATGATGTCGGGCGCGTCGGGAGCCACCGCCACCACCAGCGAGCACCGTTGCAGCAGGCGCAGGGCACGCGTCTGGTGCACGTCCCGGAAGCGCAGGGCCACCGCCGCGCGCAGTGCGTCCGGGGCCGAGTCGTCCAGCCCCAGCATGGGCAGCGCCGCGTCCAGGTACGAGCGCCGCCACGAGTCGAGGACGAGGGCCCAGTCCTCGGAGCGGCCTTCGCGCAGCATCACCGGCAGGGCTTCAAGCATTCGGCACCTCGGGGGGAAGCGCGGGCACGGCGGGCGCGGTGCGGCGGGCCATCTCCTCGCGCAGGACGGACTCCGGAATCAGCGGCAGCAGGCGGCGCATGAGGACGTCCGAGGGCAGGCTCTTCTCCGGCCCGTTCTTCCGCTGCTCGCGCTCTTCCTTGGCCACGGTGGCCACGAGGCGGGCCGCGTCGGTGAGCTGCCCCGTCTCCTCCGCGGAGAGGGCTTCACCCGAGGCCGCGCGCCGCTCCAGGTGCTGGAGGAGGCGGGCCAGGGTGCGGGTGGAGAGGGCCAGCAGGCCCGCCGGGGACGTGTCCAGCTCCGGCAGGGCGGCCATGTCGACGGGCAAGTCCTTGAAGCGCCCGTCCTTGCCCAGGGCCCGTTCAAGCACGATGCGCAGGCCGCGCTCGGCCGTCTCCGCGTCCGCGGAGTGCATCCATTCAATCGCTTTCAGCAGGCCCGCCTCGGCGTTGGCCAGGGCGAGGCGGCGCAGCTCCAGCGCCTTCGCGGGGATGCCGCCGGGGTTGATGGTGTTGCCCTGGCGGATGCGCCCCAGGATGTCCCGGCGGGCGTCGTCCGGGTGCGGGGGCGTCTCCTCACCAGCAGCAGCGGCGGACGCGGGCGGAGGGGTGGCGCCTCGGCGCTTGCCGCTCTTCATCGCAGTCTTCGGCCTCGCACTCTTGGCCATTCTCTGCTCACTTTACATGGAATCTGTTAAGCATTTACTGTGTAAAGTGGCCGCCCGCGAGCATGCGCATGCGGCACACTCCGCCCTCGGAGGGTCCCGCATGTCGCCCACCCCTAGCGTTGTAAATGAACCAGGTCCCAACGGTGAGGGCGTCCAGCTTGTCAACGCCCTCTGGCACCACCGCGGGGCCGTGGTGGGCACGCTGGCCGCGCTCTGCGCCGCCACCGCCACCTGGTACGGCGTCACCGGCCGGGTGGACGGGGTCAGCACGCGTCAGGCAGAGCAGGCCCAGGAGGTGGCCGCCGTGCGCCGCGAGCAGGCCCTGGTGCGCACTGAGGCCGCCGCCGAGTCGCGGGACTTGCGCGCCTACGTGGACGCGAGACTGGACGCCACCGCGAAGGCGCAGCAGGAAGCGGACAAGTCCATCGCCGTCATCAACACGCGCCTGGACGCCATCGACAAGGCCATCGGCGAGACGCGCGACAACACGCGCCTGCTGCTGGAGCGCCTGGGCACCAGCGGCTCGCAGCACGGACGGCGCTGACAGCCTCTCCGGCTCCCCGCCGGCGCACGCCCGGGCGCGTACCGGGCACCACTCCAACCCCGAGTCCTACATGCTGAAGATTGTCCCCCTCATTTCCCCGCGCCTCGTG